ATTTAGCCTAGCTACCACCGTACAATCTAAGCCAGCCTCTCTGAGGACTTCTAAACGGCTTTTGCCTGTGGTTAGCTCTCTGACCTGCACATCGTGTGGGAGAAGGTGAGTGGCCTTATGCCAGTCTCTATGCGTTAACTCCCGCACATACCAATCTAAGCCCTGCCCGTGGTTCTCAATATAGTCAACAAGCCTAACTTCCTGGCCCGCGACTTGAGCAATCCATATTGCCGTAGAGTCGCCCATCCCCAGATCCCATGCCGCAAAGGTTTTGCAGAGGTCGTCTCTCGGGATTTCCTTATAGCGTTCTTCTGGGAGGTCGTTAAGTATCGTCCCGTAGTAAGAACCCTCAACCGCAGCGGAAAACGAACACTCAAACTCTTGGGCGTACTTATCATCCCCCATCTCTCTTCTTGCCGCCTCAAGCTCGGCTTGGTCAACGATGCCAGTCTGCGAAGCCTTAAACTCCAGTAGTGACCACCCATCTTCCGTCTCGGCACGATCTCTTAGCTCTTTGAAATGGTTAGCACCTTTGGGCGTACCAATGAACAATGCCCACCCCTGCCTATCCGCAAGCGCAGGTCTTATGATCTCGTTCCAGATCTTAGGGTTCATATCCCCTACTTCATCCAGAACCACACCGTCTAAATAGATGCCCCGCAACGAGTCGGGATTGTCTGCACCGTAAAGGCTTATACGCCTACCTAGAAAGTCCACCCGCAGCTCTGAGATATTCTTCTCAGCCTGTAGCGGGTCTGTGTATTTAAGTAAATAGTCCCAGGCTACCCGCTTACTTTGGGTATATGTGGGTGCGATATACGCATAACGAGGAGATTCCCGTCCGCATTGCAACGAAGCCTTAATGAGGTGGTTGATTGCTGAGACTGACTTCCCCATACGCCTATGGGCCACCGCGACAACAAATCGAGTTGCATCAAGAGCGTTGTGAATCGCAAGCTGCGGCTCCCGTGGTTTGTAAGGAATAGTTACTTCTGCCAATTCACCACCAGAGGCGTACCGTCTGGGCCTGTATGCTCTTGCACCTGCGTTTCCTTCCAGCCAGCCCTAGTCTTGAGCCAGAAGATCATAGCCGCGGTATTACCAAGTTTGGCTTGCTCATAAAGGCTTTTACCTATCTGGGCGTTGGCATCTATTCGCCCATCGTCTAACTCTTGCCTGTAATACTTGGTAAGTGTATCTGCGCTTATACCTAGTTTAGCCGCAATATCTTCATGCCTAATACCAACCGCGGCCAAGGTTCTAACCTGTAACTTACCCTGGTCAGTCGGTTGGTGAGCTGGTCTGCCCACTCCTTCTGCCATTTTTATATCTCCGATAAATTAAGTAACTCGGCTTTCTTGCCCGTGAAATCTTCCCATCGCTTGACTATTACATCGCAATACTTAGGGTCTAGTTCCATAAGCCTAGCGCACCGCCCTTGCTTCTCTGCCGCAATCATAGTTGAGCCAGAGCCACCAAACAGGTCTAAAACAATATCGTGGCCCTTGGTATTGTTAAGCATCTGATACTCAATTAACTCCACGGGCTTCATGGTTGGGTGCAAATCATTTTTCTTTGGCTTGCCAAACTGAAGGATTGTTGATTGTTTTCTGTCCGCTGCCCAAAGATGTCCTGCACCATCTTTCCAGCCATACAAACAAGGCTCGTGCTTCCAGTGATAATCCTGCCTTCCCATCACCAAAGAATCTTTATTCCAGATTAAACACTGTCTTACTGTCCAGCCAGCATCTTTTGCCGCGCCACGAAAGTTGTAACCCTCCAAATCGGCGTGCCAAATGTAAAAAACCGCACCCGGTTTCATTGCGATATTGGCGCAAATAAATGCATCTGCAAGAAACTGCCTAAAATCTTCATCACCCATGTCATCGTTTTGAATGGTCATCCCTGTCGAGCCTTCGTAGGCCACATTGTATGGAGGGTCTGTAATAAGAATATCGGCCAGTTGCCCATCCATCAGCTTCTCAACCGCATCTATGCTAGTAGAGTCCCCGCACATAAGCCTATGCCGCCCTAGCTGGTATATGTCCCCAAGTTTGGTCTTAGGCTCCTCTGGTGCTTCTGGAACCGCATCCTCATCTGTAAGCCCCTCTGTGGGTTCTACAGGGTCTAGCAGGTCTTTCAGTTCCGCAGGGTCAAACCCTAATAGTTCTAGCGCAAAGTTATCCGCAAGCAGATCGTTTAACTCTATGGTGAGCAACTCGTTGTCCCACCCTGCATTTAGAGCCAGCCTGTTGTCCGCAATAATGTAAGCCTTGCGCTGCGTCTCTGTAAGGTGTTCTAACCGCACACATGGGACTTCTGTAAGCCCTAACCGTCTTGCGGCTTGCACCCTACCGTGGCCCGCAATGATGCCGTTGTCCTTGTCCACCAGGACAGGGTTGTTAAAGCCAAACTCCTTTATGCTTGCCGCAATCTGCGCCACTTGCTCATCAGAGTGCGTCCGACTGTTGTTTACATAAGGGATTAACTGTTCTAATTGTATCTGGGTGATCTGCAAATCGAATCCTCTGCGGGGTGTTCGTGATGTTGCTATATTACAACAGTTTAATATTATTCGCCCTTGTAAACCTTCTCTACAAAAGACAGCGGTATTGGGCCTTCTATTGCCGCAGATCCGCCCTCTAAATAAGACTGTCTCCAATCGTCTATCCCAGAATCTTCATCTGGTCTTAGGCGATTAAATTCTGATTTTGGCACCCTTACTTTGAGAATGACCAAGCCCTCAGTAGATCCCGTCATGTCTGCCAAGCGATCAACTTCAAACCTTGCCCGTTCTGGAGATGACCACCCATAGGTTCCCTGAACCGCAGGGGCATAACCCTGAAAGTTGCTGGTTGCCATTGTGTTATCAAGAACACCGCTAGACTCAATCTTGGCTAGTGAGTCCTCGTCTGTTACATGGTAAAGGTCAACAAAGTCCTCGTTAATTTTAGGGTTGCCCACAATGTCATCTGACGAGGCTGGCAGCTTTACTGTATCTATAAAACCACTAGGTTTGGTACCAAGCAAGCCCTGTGTGTACTCTTTATAAATCTCTGAAACTTTTTTAGGGCTTTGGTTCTCTTCTTTCCATATTTTTATCAAAGAACTCGCGTCAAAACTAACAGGAACGCTTTTGTATCCCTCATCTAAATAGGCGGCCATTCTGTGGTGGCCATCCTCAACATAAGGAAACGCGCCCTTTTGAGAGTGAATAAGAACGGGTGGAAACTCCGCACCCTCTCTTAAAGACTGCCTAAATTGAGCAATTTTTTCAGTGGCTCCAGATAGTGAACGGTCATTCCAGTCATCCCATTCGCTAGGATCAAGCAATCCTGGCGGCAAAAACTCATGCGGCTCTTGTTGCCTTACCCCCTGTGGAAAATTCCCGCTTTCTAAATGTTCTGGAAGCGTCTCAGTAACATATTTGTCTAAGAACTCTTTTTCTGACAAGTTTTTAGCGTCTTGCTTAATTTTTATTAGGCCTTGGCCCATTGGTTTTGCGGACATCGTAACCGCGCCCATAGGAGGCTCTGTCTGTATCTGCCGCACTAAGTCCTGTATGCCCCTAGCTGTCGGTCTAGCCGCAGGCGCACCGAAAGGAATCATCCCTGCTATGTCTGCTAGGTATTCCCTGTCCGCAGTAATGGGGATGTTGGACTGCATGGGCATCCTAAACAGCGGGTCGCCATAGGACATCTTCTCGACTGTTTCCGCAGACGGAAGCATAAGCTGGCGAACCAGACCCATAACATCTAACCCGCTAGGCAAGAACTCTGGAGCCGCAATGTCGCCCTCTGTAGCCCGTAGCATATTCGCTAACTGGCCTAAGAGCCTATTCTGTTGCGGTGCGGTAAGTTCAGCCATTTCCTTTTACCAAAATAACAAACATGGAATCGACAGCCCTCGGAGTGTAAGGTAACGCCTCCGCAGGTACTTCCATATCAGGGTTTGCGTTGAAGACAAGCTCTTTCATGTAGAACCTGTCCCGCCAATTCAGATACCAATGCCAGTCCGTATAGTAGAGCCAGCTTCGTTCGTTAAATGCCCGCACATGAGTCGGGTCTTGCC